TATCTATTTCTTCTGGACACATCAGCCTTATGGGATGCACGGTAATACTGCCTTGTATCCTTGGGTTTTACTTTGGTCCAAGCGGTCGAAGAGGTTGACAGTCAAGGCTTTTTTCCTTTTACTTATAATTAAATTTAATCGACAACTAGCAACAACTAGTCCCTCGACCCTCTGCGGAGGACAATCCTGTGAAGACGAACGGAGTGAAAGTCATTGGTAATCATCACACATTCAATAACTTATAACATAGGAGATCATATATTATGGCTAATGGAGATACCCTCCCCAGTCGTGTAGGTCAGATTAATTCTGCTGGCGATACAGATGCCTTGTTTCTTAAAAAGTTCAGCGGAGAAATTCTGCAAACCTTTGAAGAGAGCAATGTATTTAAAGCCCTGCACACCATTCGTACCATCGAGTCTGGAAAGTCAGCTCAGTTCCCAGTAACCGGAATTGCTTCTGCTGCTTACCACACTCCTGGTGAAAACATTGCTGACGCTGGAAACAGCTACTTGAGCGACATCAAGAAGGCAGAGCGAATCATCACCATCGATAAGATGTTGTTGGCTTCTACTTTCTTGTCAAACATCGACGATGTAAAGAACCACTACGACATCCGCAGCGTATACGCTAACGAGTTGGGTAAAGCTCTTGCAGTTCGTTTTGACACCGCTCTTGCTAAAGTATTCATCGCTGCTGCTCGTGCTTCTGCTGCCGTTACTGGCGGTAAAGTAGGTGGTATCCTTGATGTTTCTGCTAACGCTATCGGAACCGGAGCTGACTCTGCTGACGACGCTGACGAAACTGATCCAACCGGAGCTGAACTAGTTGCTGCTCTTTTCACCGCTGCTCAAAAGCTCGATGAAAACGATGTACCTAGCGACGGTCGTTTCTGCGTTCTTCGTCCTAGCGAGTACTACAAGTTAGTAACTGGTGCTGACGCTTCCAACAGCTTCAACCTTCTCTCTGCCGTTAACTCGGACATCGGAGGACAAGGTGGAATCGCTTCTGGAACAGTACCACAAATCGCTGGTATTACTCTGTACAAATCCAACCACATCCCATCAACTGACCTCAGCGGTACTTCTACTGGTGACGGTGAGTCGAACAACGATGTGTTCGGATCAGGCGGTGTTGGATACAACGGAGATTTCAGCAGTACCCTCGGTATTGTTTCTCACTCCGCTGCTGTCGGAACCGTTAAGTTGCTTGATCTTGCTACCGAATCTGAGTATCAGATCGAGCGTCAAGGTACGCTTTTTGTTGCGAAGTATGCTATGGGTCACGGAGTTCTCCGTCCTGAGTGTGCTATCGAATTGCAGAAGTAACCCTGTTTTCTCTCGGTGTTGGGAGGTCTGTGATTCGTTCCGCTCCCTCCATCGGGATTAATTTTATATAGAGCTATGGCACTTACGACTAAACTAAATGCAGTAAACACGATCATCTCCGTTATTGGAGAAGCACCAGTAAATACATTAGGAGGAACAGCGGTTCCTGTAACAGTCGTACAAGCGGAAGCAGTGCTGGACGAAACCAGTAAAGCCATACAGTCAGAGGGTTGGCACTTCAATACAGAACACGAATACACCCTTACTCCTGACGCTTCCACATCTAAGATTACATTACCTAGTAACACACTGAAGGTAGACTTAGACCCACAAATTTATACAGACAGTGATCCAGTACAGCGTGGACTTACTCTATACGATAGAAAGAATCACACGGATGTATGGACCAAAGAGGTGAAAGCCTCGATTACTTTTGAGTTAGCATTCACAGATATGCCTGAGCAGTTCAGACACTACATCACAGTAAAAGCAGCTCGTATCTTTGCTAACAGATTCTTAGGCAGTAGAGAGATTGAAGGGTTTGCTTTGAGAGACGAGATAGAAGCGAAAGCCCGTGCTATCGATAGTGACTCTGAGAATGCAGACAGAACTATCTTTGACCACTACAGCGTACTAAGAGTATTAGATAGATAAGCGATGCCTCTGTTAGTAAACAGTGTACCTAACCTAGCACAGGGCGTATCGCAGCAGCCTGACAATCTTCGTTATCCAGGACAATGTGACGAACAAATCAATGCTTGGGCTACTGTTGTTGAAGGATTGGTAAAGCGTCCTAATACAAGACACACAAGCAAACTGTTCACAAGTAAAGTAAGCAACGATGCATTTGTACACTTTATAGATAGAGACGACGATAATCAGTTTGCTGCTGTTATAGATAATAATCAGGTATCGTTATTCAACTTAGCTACAGGAAGTCCTGTTAGTTTAGCTGTATCAGCTAGTGCTCAGACCTACCTAAATAATGTTACTACTCCTCGTACTGATGTTAAAGCTCTGACAGTTGCAGACTATACATTCATAGCTAACAAAGAACAGACGGTATCATTGGGTGCTTCTCTTAGTTCCACACTTCCTTACGAAGCTTTAGTGTTTGTTAAGTTGGGAGACTACAGTAAAGAATACAGTGTAGAAATAGATGGTCAGAAATTTATTTATGAGAGTGGAGACGGACAGAACTCCACTGCTGATTCCACAGGTAATTCAGATGGTACAGGTAGAGATGCGGATACTGAATACATAGCTGGGCAGATCGCACAGACTTTAGGAACAGGTGGTCAAGTAACTTCTGTTACAATAACAAACGGAGGAAGCGGATACACCACACCACCTGATGTTACATTTAGTAATCCTGCTACAGGTACTGATAATGCTGAAGGATATGCTTTGTTGTCAGGAGGTGTTGTCACTGAAATTGTTGTTACCCACGGAGGTAGAAAATATACATCAGCACCCACTGTTACATTCAGCAGTGGATCAGCCACAGCTACCGCTACAATAGCAACTACTGGCGTGTCTCAAACAGTTGAAGTACAGAATGCTTGCATCAAGATTACAGGTACATCTGATTTTCAGATTGGAACTAAGGATGGATTAGCTGACCAAGGACTAGGTTTAGTTTACAAAGAAGTAGGTAACATTACAGACTTACCATCTAAATCATACCACGGATTCCGAGTTAAAGTGCGTGGTGATACAGAGCTTGTACAAGATGATTACTATGTAAAGTTTGAGGTACACGATGAAGAAGCATTTGGAGAAGGTACTTGGGTAGAAGATATAGGATACGGTGTAAAGACTGAGCTGAACGCTACCACTATGCCTCTACAGCTAGTACCGGATGCCACTTTTACCAACTGGACATTAGATGTTACTGACTGGACGGACCGCTTGGTAGGAGACGACGACACGAATCCAGCTCCTACATTTGTAGGTAGTAAGATAAACGATATGTTCTTCTTTAAGAATCGTCTGGGTATACTGACTGACGACAGTGTTGTATTCAGTGAAGCGGATGAGTTCTTTAACTTTTGGAGGGCTACTGTACTACAGCTGCTAGACAGTTCTAGGATAGATGTAGGAGTCAGTCACACAAGAGTAGCAATACTTAAACACGCTGTACCATTCCAAGAGAAGTTATTGTTGTTCTCTGAGAATACACAGTTCGTACTTAGAGGCACTGACTTGTTAACACCTAAGACGGTAAGCATAACACCAGCTACTGAATACAACTCCACACCAGAGATTCGTCCAATCGTACTGAATAACTATGTATACTTCCCATTCAAACGGAACGGATATGCAGGAGTTACTGAGTACTATGTAGACAACGACACTAATATCTTTGATGCAGCGGAAGTAACAGCTCAAGTACCTACTTACATACAATCTGATGTTATCGCTATGGCGGGTACTGCTGTTGAGAATGTATTAGCACTGGTTAACAATCAGAACAGAAAAGAGATATTTGTGTATAAGTATTTCTGGCAAGGTAAAGAGAAGATACAATCAGCTTGGCAGAAGTTCACACTTAGTAGAGATGTTATCGGATTGGACTTCATCGAGTCTAACTTACACTTGGTAACGAACGATACTACATCCACCTACTTAGAAGTACTACCACTAGAGAATGATCTACAGGACACTGGACTTACTTATACTATCTGTTTAGACAGCAGGATAGACGGTAGTGCTTTGACTACTAGCTTTAGTGGTGGTGTTAGTACAATCAGCGGTTTTCCTTACGATCCAGTAGATGTTGAGATATTCAGTAAAGCTGGACACAAGTATACATTCACTAGAACATCAGCTACTGAAGGTACAGTCAGTGGAGATATAACATCTGTTCCATTCTTTGCAGGTATCCCGTACGATATGTTGTACAAGTTCTCTGATCAGACACTGAAGCAACCCACAGAAAGAGGAGGTCGTAGTGCATCTGATTACACATTCCAAACGATTCGTAGCGGTAGCTTGAACTATGCAGAGACCGGACACTTTGTTGTGGAAGTAACTCCTAAGTTTAGAGACACCTACAGCTACGCATTCAATCCTGATATACTGGGTGCTGACTTAACACTTAACAGTTTCACACCACAAGACGGACACTTCAGGTTCCCCGTGCAAGCACAGCCAAACGATGTAACAATCGAAGTGAAGAGTAGTTCTGCCTTGCCTGTTAAGTTGTTAGCTGCAGAGTTTGAATCCATGATGATACCGAGAAGCAGAAGATATGGAGCTTAGAATAGATGAAGCACAGGGGGATATGGATGCAGCTGATCTGTATGAGGACCTGCGGGAGGAAGACATGTTAGAGATTCTTGGATTGATGCACCACCCTAGAGATGCTGTGTATATGTCATACGGTACATCTAGTAAGTGCTACAGTGTTAAGGATGAATGGAACAATCTGTACTGCTCGTTTGGAGTATCTCCTATCAACGGTACTAATATCGGAAGTGCTTGGTTATTAGGTACTAGAAGATTACCAAGTATTAAGAAGTTCTTTTTACAACACTCTAAGGAGCGTATGCAGGAACTACTGAACGGATTTGATTACTTAACTAACTTTGTTATGCGTAGTAACACACTGAGCATTAGATGGTTGGAGTGGCTAGGTGCTGAGTTTAACGATTGTCAGTACGATAACTATCTGTCATTTATATTAGAGAGGAAGTAATTATGTGTGATCCAGTATCAATAGCACTAGCCGTCGGTTCTTCAGTTGCTCAATATGCAGGGCAGCGGAAGCAAGCTAGAGCACAAGCAAGATACCAAGCACAAGCAGCAGCTGCGGAGCGTCAGAGATTCCTACAAGAACAAACCTCCCTTCGTATGCGTCAAGCACAGGAGCAAGAAGCTGTTGGACGGGAGTTAGAGCAAGTAAGTAAGAAATCACAAGCAGCACTTGCTAGAGCTAGAGTATCTGCTGGAGAAGCAGGTGTAGCTGGTGCGTCTGTTCAAGCGTTGATGGATGACTATATGAGACAAGAAGCTGGGTATCGCAGTGCGTTAGCTAGACAACAGGAGTTAGGAGCTATCGGTACTGGTATGCAGCTTGAACAAGCAGGGTTTGCTACACAGCAGCGTCAGATCGGAATTAACCAACCAATCAATAAACCGAATCCTTTAACTATTGCTTTACAGGGTATTCAAACAGGTATGAGTATGCATCGTACGGGATTGGATATACAAAGTAGGATGGGTGGTTCTTCTAATCCACCTATACCAACAGGATCAGTTCCTACTACAGATGCTAGAGGTCTTCCACAGTACACTATTTAATTATGGCTAAGGAACGAGTACAAGTACAAGGACTAGGGGATGTTGCTCCTGGTATTCAGCCTACCATTCAACGAGCAGGTCAGTACGGCATTCAGGTGCAGAAGGCTGGGACTAATAAGTTACAGCAGTTAGCAGGTGCTCTTAGTCAGATAAACCCGGTACTACAGCAGTACGGTGCTTTACAGAAACAACAGGAACAGATAGGTGCTGAACAAGCTGCACTCGTAGAAGAACAGAATGTTATAGCTGAACTGAAGAAGCAGAAGGATGTAGACGGATTCAGCTTATTAGCTACCACCAACAGAGACAGGGCTTATAGAGATGCGTTGCTTAAACGACACATCAACAGCACTATGTTGCCTAGTCTCAAAGCTAAAGCAGCTGACTTAATAAATGCTGAGACTTATAGAACACAAGCAGATCACAGTAAAGCTGTTGATGATATGCTGTCAGCTGAGTGGGATAATTTAGTAGGACAAGTAGGGGAGGGTGTAGCTAACAGTACAGCAGGTAAAGCTCTTTGGAACTTAGTTAGTACTCCTTATAAGAATGAACTAGCATTGAAGTACGAAGAAGCTAGAGATAAGTTTATTGTTGGTCAGACTATGAATGAAGGGCAACAGCTACTTGATAGCTTGTACAGCACAGGTGAAGTAGTTAGTTCATCTCAGATTGAGAATGTAGTACTTAACATAGAAGATCAGCTTAAAGAAGATAACCCAGCGTTAAACAACCAAGAAAGAAACAAACTATTGGTTGATATGATCAAGACTAGAGCCAGGACTCTACAAGCTGATAAACGCTTCAATGATGCTAGTTCTTTACTACGCAGTGTAGAGTTAATTAAGATTAATGGTAATCGTATATTCAATTCAGACAAAGCTTTAGATGAACTGAATCCAGTACGAAAAGAAATAAACAACAAGATAGCTTCACTTAAAACTGAAAGTAAAACAGAGCTAGACAAAGAATGGACAGGGCTGTGGGGCGGTGCTTTGAAGCGGTTGCCTAGCAGCATGACCTACGAAAGGTTTGTAAATAATCCGTTGTCAGTTCAGACAGTTAAAGATGCTTTGTTGTTTATGAACCCTACTTTAGAAGACGGAGAAGAAGAGGGTCAGTTAGACTACATAATCAAGAATGAGATATTTAATAAAGAAGTAGCACCAGCTTTAGCTCTTAATGATACACTATTAAAACAAGCTTACAGCGATCCGGACCGAGCCTTACCTCTATATAGAAGAACGCTTAAATCTGTAGGTACTTTTATTGCTGAGACAACCGGATCACTAGAGAGAGAAGTAAACCTTTATTCACCTACGGTCCGTGCGGAACTAGAGAAAGAGTTTCTAGAAGAGTGGGAGTTGAAAAGTGCTGGTGGTAAAGAATATGACTTTGAAGAGTTCCTCTCTGAAAAACAAATAAACGCAGCACCGTGGTCTTCAGCTCGTAGAATTAGTAAAGAGGCTAATGCAGGTTTATTTGTTAGAGAACTTACCGAGTTTAAGACTATACGATCAGCATTAAAAGAAGACATTACAGGAGTAGCACAAGCTGTAGCAGGAGCGGGTAAGAAGATAGATGAAGTATTACCGCCTAAGTTTGACGAGACACACGCTACGACTTCAGGACCTATAATCGAAAGAAAAATACTAGAGTACGCTAAAGCAGTAGAACTAGACGAGACTATACCAGCTCCAGAGAAAACAAGTATGGTATTAAAGGAGTTAAGAAGACTGCAAGACGAGGACAAAGCTATATTCAAAGCAGTAGCAACAATAGCTAAAGAGCGTGTTCAAGAGTTTGAGAGACCTGAAGAAGTTGAGTTAGAGGCAGCGAGACGGGAGGTTGAAGTAGAAAGAGCTAGACCTACTGTAGGTGCTGGTTTTCCTTTGGCTCCGTTTAGAGATGAGCCTACTAAGTATAAATCTTTAGTAGAGAAAAATCCTACTTTTGATTTAATCAACAAAGATAGACAAGCTATCATGGATACTATGGTGGCTACAGATGTTACGGAAGCAGAGAAAATTCGTTCAAGAAGATTACTAGAAGCAAGTGTGTATGACTATGGGTTCTCTAGTTACTCACCTAAATCAGCTGAGATATTAAAAGAAGTAGGTTTTGATTACGGTGATGTTATTTTAATGGCTAACCTAGAAGAATTAAATAGCGTTACTTTTGATAAGTGGTTGCCTGTGATTGATAAAATAGAAAACAGAGAACAGTTAACAAAAGAAGATGCACTAGTATTAAAGGAGTTTGGTGCTTTCAAAGTTTATGATAATGAATCATTTGAAAATTTCAGAAGAGCACAAAGAACTTTAATTAGAGACAGAGATTCTAGGTAATGATTGATCCATTAGAAGCTAGGAAACAAGCTATATTAGCTGAAGAAGAAGAGTACTTTAAGAATCTAGAACTCACTCAACAAGAAACTGAAGAACCTGATGTTAGTACATTTGTACCCACGCCTGAGTTAGAGGAAGCACGGGTAGCTTTACAGGCTACAGAAGAAAGTGCATCTAAAGAAATAAGTAAGAGATTGAAGTGGATGATGGACCACAAGGAAGCTCTTGCTTACAAGACTGGTACTGAAGTTATAGGTGGAATGAGCTTGCAGTATTTGTTAGCTAAGAATGCACCTAAAATAAAAACAGCATTACAAGCGACTCGTGCATATTCTATGCTGGGGTTTGCTGGTCCTCAAGCTGCTGAACCTACTTCAACTGCTCTTGGTATTGGTGGTTTTGTTGCGTCAGAAGTTGGATTAAGGATGTTACCTTGGGCTGCTGCTAATTTAGCGGGGCAGAAAGTAGGAGTAGAATTAGGTTTACAAGAAGATTATTCTTTCTGGGAAACTGCTGGTGCTGCTATTTTCTCGTTAACTAAAGTAGAACAACTAGCAGATAAGACTTTAAGACTAGGAGTATCCGGTTCTTGGGCTGGTAGGAAGATGCTTGTTAACGGTGTTAAGACCACAGTTAGCGGTGCTATCTTAGGTTCGACCGAGCAGTTCTTTGTCCAGGAGATGGAAGCTAGGTTTAACGGTAAAGAACGAGATAAGTATGCTTATCTATTTGGTGCTGCTTTCGGAGGTGCTTTTAAAACTGGTATAGAAGGTCTAAGCGGTTTAGCTCGTTCTAAATGGGGACGGCAAGAGTTACTTGATATAAATGAAGGAGTAAAGCAAAGAATAGAACAATCTAAAGCCGAGCTACAGGAAGAGATAGAAGTTTTAAAGCAGCCTGTAAAAGAGGATATAAGCTCAGGTATTAACTGGGAAGCAAGCACTGCACCATTACAGCGTAAGATTGATGAACTGGAAAAGCAGATAAAGGATAGAGACTTACAACTGCAAATGATAGAAGACTCTCGAAAGCAGTTAGAAGCTTCTAATGATGCTGAAGATTTAATAGAAGAAGAAGGATCAACTGTTACACCTATAGACGAAGATATTGAAGTAGCTAAACAAGAAACTAAAAAAGCAGTTGAAGAGTTTAAAGCTGAGGAAGTAGTAGAACCAGAGCCTGAAGTTCCTGTTACACCCGCTAAGGATGTAGAACCTACACCTGAAGAAGTTAAAGTAGAAGTACCAGCAGAACCTGTTAGACCACGCATAGTGGATGATGTTAGAGAGAACGCTTTAGACGAAGCTACTAAAAGATTTAAAAGTTTAAAACTAGATGACCGCAACGCTAACACCGAAGCTCCTAAACTTGGTGCACTTATAACTAAAGTAAGAGACGAAACTGAACTGCACCTACATAAACACAAGGAGGAGATAGCTAAAGCATACATAGCAGACAAACCAGTAGACGCTAAGACTTTAGATGCAGCGTTGAAAGAAGTTAGATTCTTGCAAAATGTATACGAAGTTAAACATAAGGTAGATACATTCGCTGGTAGATTCTTACAGTCTATGAGTAAGGATGCTGAAGCTAAATTTAAATATACTAATGAATTAAGTGAAGCTGCTACTGAGCAAAGCCACGCTCTTATAAGATTAGAGAATGCACTTATAGAACAGATAAATGGTGTTAAGCATAACGAGTTCTTAGTTGAACTGCATAACAAATACTTAGAGATAAGACCCGCTCAGAAAGAAAAGAGTAAGCAGATAAGGAAGAAACTAAGAGAACAATACGAAAGCTTACCGCCTGAAGAACAGCAACAGATACTAGAGCCTAAACAAATCGATGAAGTTAAGGCACAAGCTGCTAGGATAACTAAATTAGAAAAGGAACTGCAAGAGAGGCAGGAAATATTTGCAGGATTAAAAGAAGAACCTACACCTAAGAAACCTAGAGAGCGTACACTTCAAGAAGAAGACTTACAGGCTCGATTGAAGTTCTATAAAACAGACTCAAGAGAATCCAGGGAGATCGCAGGTTTAGAAGAAAAGTTAGATAGATTCTTCAAGTTGTTAGACGAAGGTGATATAGAAAAAATTAGGCAAGAAGTAGGTCCTGCACCTGAATGGGTTAAACCTGATAAAGTAAATAGTTATTTAGATACTTTAAGGAATGTTGTTAAAAAGACTGAGCGTGATCTAAAACAAAAGGTAACGGAAGCTGATATAAGTTTACAAGACCCGGATCAAATAGTAGCTCAGATACAAAAACAAGTAGCTAAATACGAACTTAAACTTAATGAAGTTAGGAAAAGGTTTGGTGATTTAGATGCTATAAAGAAAATACCTAAAGAGCAGACTGAGTTAGACCCACAGATTGTAGAAATAAAAAGAACTCTTGAGTATTATAAGAAAGCAGAGAACGATGCATTAAGGCTTCAAGCTAAATACAAAACAAGAGACGACTTAATAGCTAAACAAACAGCACCATTAGGTGAGCAGCGTGAGTTTATTACTCCTAAACCTGAAGGTCCTGTTAGGCAAAAGAGTGCGGAAGAGGCGGGTTTAGATAGTGATATAGCTTTCCTTCGTAAGAATATTAAGGATACAGTAAAAGAAATAGACCAGGCACAGAAAGAATTAGACCCAGTCGAACAAGCTAGAAGGTTAGAGCGACAGGTTCAAGCTGAAGAACTAAAACTAAATAAAGAACTAGATGAATATAGAGCTAAGTTTTTAGCTGTTAATGAACTTGAGTTCCCTGTTACTGGTAAGAAGAAAAACATAGAAGATGATCCGAGGTTTAAGGAAAAGAAGTTACAAATAAAATACTACAAAAACTTCCTTAAAGAGATACCGAAACTAATAGAAGTAGAAAAAGATATTGCTCGTCTTGCTGATATAAAAGGCAGAGCAGTAATGGGGGAGATACGAGCAGAGGTAGAAGCTAAACCTAAAGGACCTAAAGTAGAAACCGCTTTAAGTAAGAAGCAAAAAGAAAGAGCAGCTATTAAAGCTGACATGCGTAAAACTATTAAGGAGCTTGAAAAAGCTAACGAGTTTTTAATTAGACAAGATAAGAATATAGAACTTGTTAACTACTTAGTTGAGTGGGATAAGATTACATCTGAACAAAGCTCATTAAATAAACTAGCTAAAGGAGTTAATACTGCATTGCGTATGCGTAAAAACGGATTCCTTATGCAAGCTGGTTCTATGATAGCTGGTCTACCTAGTGCTACATTTGAGTGGGCGAGGACAGTAACTGCTAAACCTTTGACTACTTTTTTATACGAAAGTATTAGGAATAAAAGCTTATCAGAAGGTATACAGTTGGCTCGTTATGAATATAAAGCAGGAGCTAAACTGTGGTCTGATATTATGCAGTATAAAAGAGCAGCTGCTCAGACCTACAAGACCGGACGGAGTGCTACAGACCACCAAGCTGGTAAAATGTTTTCTTCTAATTACAACATAAACTCCAAGAATGTAATGGAGACTGCTGCTATAAAAGCAAGGAAACAGCAGATAAGTCAGAAGACTATGGAGGATATGTTAGAGCAGATTTACAAAGGAGACTTAGCAGCCTTAGTACACATCTACGATAACTTCTTAACAACAGGTGGTAGAGCTATAGGAACATTCGATGAGTTAACCAGAAGACCTGCGGTTATCCATGCTCTGTTTTCTGAATCTTTAAAAGATGCTTTCCACACTCACAAAGGAATTAAAAACAAAGCACAAAGAGAGAAAGCTATTGAGGAATATGCCGAGAAATTATTCAACGAAAGATTAACACAAGAAGACGGTTTAGCTGTTTTAAACGAGAACGGTAAGATAAACGAACGAGTACGCAGAGTTAACGAAGCTTTCTTCTTTGGTTCTAATACTGATAATATACCAGAACTTCACAATAACTTAGCAGATAGAGCAGTTAAACTCATAGAGAAGTTAACACAAAATAAAAACAGTGCTGGTGTTATGTTGTTTAAGGAGCGTAATCCTTTCATAAACATGGCAATACGAGGCACATACAGAGGTGCTAAGTTAGTATTCTTTCCAGCTACATTAACTCGTGTTGGGTATTTCAATCCATACGCAAGTAAGATCAGAGGCTACAATAAAAAAATACAACAGAATAAAGCAATGTTGATGGATAAGCCTGAACTTCTAACAGAAGATATGAAGGCTAACGCTTATAAAGAGATAGAAGACAACCAACAGAAAATCTTAGATGCTGAAGTAAGGAAACACATTTACAACCAAGAAACTATATCGGATGCTTTTATGGGTGCTGCTGTTTACGGTAGTGCGTTCGCTGCTGCCTGGAGTGGTAATATGACTGGATCGCAGGTTTGGTTAACAAAGGAGCAGCGGGAGAATATGAAGATGTACGGAGGTAAACAACCTTACGATCTATTTGGTTTCGACTATAGGTATTGGGACCCTGTTAAGCATGTTATGGCTATGACGGCTGATGTAGCTGTGTGGAGTAAGATGAAGTTATTACAAACAATAACAGGTGAAAAACTACTAAATAAAGAACAGGATTTTTTAACAGTTGTTACCCGCTCGTTTGCTCAGATACAAAAAGATGCTCCACTAAATTTAGGAGGATCAGAGATAGTTGATTGGCTGTACGCAACTGGAGAAGAAAAAGAAATAGCTTTTAATCGTTTGTTATCAAGTTGGTTTCCGGTTCCTGCATTCTTGAAGAAAGCTATGAGGCGTTTAACTACAGGCGGAAAGGTAGCTGATTTAAGAGGCGGTGATTGGTACGAAAGAACTTTATATCAAATGTTTGGTGTAGGTCCTGAAAATTATAAAACCGATCTGTTTGGACATGAACTAGTGGACACGAGCAACTGGGGTACGGATCAACTTAGGTTGTGGCAAAGGTCTAAAGGTTCAGCTGCACAGATGGATGAGCGTTTAAGTGAAGTGCTTCAATCAGATAATGTAGGAGTAATAGATAATAATATACCTACTACTATCCTAGATCAGTCTATTGTTATGACAGATTTTACAGACGATGACGGTGTACACTTAGAATATGCTTTCGCTAAAAAACTTCAGAACTATAAAAGAGATGGGTTAACCCTAAGAGATTCATTTATTAAAAAAGTACACAGTAAAGATTTCTCTAAGAAACTGAAAACTGAAGATATAGATGAAACTAAGAGAGATAAACTACCTACTAACCAAGGACATAAAGAATTAGCTGTAGAAGCTAGAACTTACTACAAAGGTTTAGAAGAACTAATATTAAAAGATTCTAGGTTCTTACAACAATTTAGAAACGAAGAGGGAGAGAACTTATACACTGTAGTTAAGCAGATGCAGAAGCTCGGTAAAGTAGAAAGAAAAAAGACAAGAGAGCCTATGTCTATACAGCGGGCTGCTGAAGAAGATGTAAGCTTAATCGAACTTTTGAATTTAACTCAGTGACTAAGTGCTTGAACTCCTAACTCAATAGTTAATAATATATTATCATGGCAAACACCTATGTAGACTACACAGCGGTCGCCTCTCAGACTGACTACAACTTTTCTTTTGAATACCTCAGGGACGAACATGTCAAGGTCAAGGTAGACGATATTATTGTAACAAACTACACTATCGTAACATCTCCGGTACAACTGATTCGTTTTGATACTGCTCCTACCGCTAATGCTGAGATAAGAATATATCGTGATAGTCGTGGTGATTTCTCTCCGCTTGTAGACTTTGTTGATGGTTCTGTACTTACTGAGAATGAACTGGATGAAGCGTATAGACACAATCTATTTGTATCACAAGAAGCGTCAGAAGGTACTGGTAATGAACTGCTTAACAAAAAGGGAGGAGCTAATTACGACGCTGAAGGTAACAAGATAATAAACCTTGGTACTCCTACTACTGGTACTGACGCTGCTAATAAAGGATACGTCGATCAAACCATTGACAACTCGATATCTCTAGGCGGTAGTCCTGCTATTGTATCTCTTGGTGGGTACGATGTTACAGCATTAGGTACAAGTATTACTAGAAGCCTAGCAGATTGGACTAATGATTTAGCTACGGGTGATTTAGAAGTTACAGCTACAGGTTCAACGACGGCTAGAAGTCTTGCTGATCGGTTTGCTGATGCCGTTAATGTCAAAGACTTCGGTGCGGTAGCTGATGCTAATTATTTAGACGGTGGAGTGTGGTATGTTGACGCAGGTTTAACAACCCCTGCAACTGATAGTACAGCGGCGTTTCAAGCAGCAGTCGCAACAGGTCGTGATGTTATTATTCCAAGTGCTAATAAACTAAGGGCTACACCTAATACATTGGCTGGTAATTATTTAATATCAGGAAGTATAGGTGAGCTACAGGAATATCAAACATTTAAAGCTGAAGGTTGGGTTTCTATTAAAGTTAATAACACAGGTTCAGATTTTACCGTGTTGACTTGTAGAAGTAATACAATTGTAGAGAATATTTGGTTTGATGGTTTTACGTCATCACAAGGCACTTGTTTAAAATTCTCAGGTATAGGTTATACCGCTGATGGTTACTCAGGTTCCTTACAAGTTAAGAACTGTTGGCTTAGAGGCTTCAATAAAGGTTATGTAGCGGATAATAGTTTTGATGCTATATTTTACGATGTCGAGCTTAGGCAGTGTGGTTACGGTGCTTATTTAGTTTCTGATTACATAGCTACGCATTACTTCAATGGTTGTAGGTTTATAGGAAACGGAACGCATGATGTTTATCTTGAGCTTACAGCTAATTCCGCAAATAGAGTTGTTACCTTTGAAGCGTGTACTTTTGACCCGATGGCTTCCGCGACTAACTCTAGCTGTAGATTAATAAACGCAGCCTTGGTTAACTGGAATAACTGTTACTTTGAAGCTTCCACTGACGGTACGAACAAACAAATCGAAGCTACAGATTCCATAAATTTATCAGTTAATAACTGTATACTGACTAAAACGGGTGGTATATCGCTAGATACTAGTCAGATGCAAATTAAGAATGTATGGAGTTTTGGTTTTGAAACTGATACCGCAGACCACGATCCAATCGTAGCTACTAACAGTAGCCGAGTAGTCATTGAAGATTCAGCGATGCGGGGAACAGGTCACGATTTCATAAACGGTACTCTTTACTATAAAATCGTTAACAGTACAGTAACTTTAGGAGGAGTTGCTCGATTTTATCGACATAAAGTTGGAGGTAGTAATACGAATGAGTTGCTTGAATTACACGATAGTTCCGACAATAAAATTGTAGAAATAGATCAGGACTCGCTAAATATAATTAGTGGCAATCTTGAGCTGACTGGTAATAACAAAATTTACACAGGAACGGGTGGCGAAGTGAGTGCCGGAGGTGCTTTAACTTTTAGATTGAGTGCTGTTGATGATGATATACGATCGGTAATGATTAAAGTATTTTTACAAGGGAGAGATACAAGCAATAATGCTGTTACCAATCAAGCTAGTTGCGAGTATGTATTCACCGCTGTAAATGTCGTTGGGGGAGTCTGTCAGGTATCCCCTGTAACAACTGTACATGAATATGTATTTAGTGCTGCTTCGCATTTTAGTGTCACTTTGAATCCTAGTAGTTTGAATGATACAATCGATGTTGTACTAACAAACCCTGTTTCAGGTCAGACTTTAAACAACACTTTCTATAAAGTAGAGCTTCTCGGATCACCTTGGGACTTAGATTCAGTAACCGCGTCTTAATAAACATTATGAACTTAACTTGGAAAATAAACTCACTTAAAAGTAAACCTGACGATGGTGCTGTTATTGAAGCCTCTTGGCAGTTGACAGCTGTTGAAGGTGAAGCAGTTAAAACACAATACGGTAAATCTGCATTTCAGGTAAACTCGTCTGACCCGTCATTCATACCTTACTCTGATTTAACTGAAGAAAAGGTGTTGCAATGGGTATGGGATTCAATGGATAAAGATGAGGTAGAAAGTGATTTAGGTAATAAATTAAATAGACAACCCAAATACAATATTGGGAAACCTTTTTAATGATCGACTCCCTATCTGGACTTCTTAATACCGCTCTAGCTGTCGCCCTTGGAGTTGTTGGTTGGATTATTAAACGCATGATCGAACGGTTAGATGTCGGTGATAAAAGGCTTACCAAGATAGAGGTGGAGTTAGCTGCACAGAGAGAAAGAGACGCTGCTGTTGAAAGTAGGATCGGTAAAGTAGAACAAGCTATCAACGAGATGCACGGTAAGCTGGATCGTATGATGGAAATATTAATGAGGAAGTAGATATGCCAAAAGGATTATATTACAACATGAACAGAAGGAAAAAGCTCGGTATTAGCCGTAGTAAGAAGAAGTCTACCATTACACCTAAAGCTTACGCTAATATGAAGCGTGGGTTTCCGAAGAAAAAGTAACGATGCCTAAGTCTGTTTCACTATCCCTCGGTAGAGGTGAAAAGTCCCGTAAAGGTGGACTGACTGCTAAAGGTAGAGCTAAATACAACAGAGCTACAGGGTCTAACTTAAAAGCTCCTCAACCCGGTGGTGGTCCTCGCAAGCGTTCCTTCTGTGCTAGGATGTCTGGAGTGAAGGGACCGATGAAAGATAGTAAAGGTCGTCCTACTCGTAAAGCTTTGGCGTTGCGTAGGTGGAAGTGTTAGCAGATGCCGATAAGACAAGTAGTTCGTCCAAATCCTTTATCGTTTCAACAACGAACGCTTGCTGCTGCGTCTGCTGCTAAAGCAAAAGAGAATGAAGAGAAAGCTACAACATTGGAGCAACAAGTGGAAAGTTTAGAGAGCGATCCATTCTTTGTTACATTAGACGGAGGTGGACCTGTATTAGAAGATACTGATATATTTGACGGGGGAGCACCTGATGCCTAGCTTTACAAAACGCATACAATTACGCAGAGGAACTTCTAGCGAGTGGTCAACAGAGAACCCAGTATTACTTGAAGGAGAGCTGGGAATTGAATTAGACTCCGCACGGAACAGAATTAAGATTGGAGACGGAACGACCGCTTGGAACTCTTTGCCGTATTTCTTGGACGCTCGTGAAGAGGAAGTAGGAGATTACCAGGACTTCCTTGATGCCTTGACAGGTACTCCTTAATTATTAATAACACCAAGGGATGAGCAGTCTACTTACACAGTTAGGTCAGAAAGTAAAAGCCAAGCTTGATAATAAGCTAAATACATCTGGAGGATTGATTAGTGGTACACTATCTGTTTCTCAATCTTTACAAATCGGATCGTATGATGGAGATAATTTACCTACTATAGGAACTTCTGGTAGAATAATCTATGTATCAAACGGTAACAGTGGTAGTCCTTGCCTAGCTATTGATGACGGTTCCGATTGGAAAGTTATAGCTCTTGGAAGTACAGTAAGTACTGCTGCTCATATACTTGCAGAAAATAGCGACACTTTAACTACAGAAGCTGGAGATGTATTGGTTGTTGACGAAGCTGTTTGACACCTATTAGCTCTCCTAATAACTTTTTTTAACACAACTCAACCCACAACAAAGGATTATATATTATGTCTAGTTTGCTTACCCAATTGGGTCAAAAAACAAAAGTAGAGCTTGATAAGAAGCTTGCCCTCGCAGGAGGAACAATGACCGGAGCTTTGACGCTCTCAGGTGCTCCCACTGCTAATCTTCACGCTGCCACTAAGGCTTATGTAGATGGAGAAATCTCAACTGTTAGCTCCAGTGTTTCCACGAACGCCAGCAACATCTCCACTAACACAAGTAATATCTCGACTAACACCAGTA